TATTCGTGGCGGTCGGCATCCTCGAATGTCTTGCGATATTCGGCGGTGTCGAGGTCGTTGCTGTGGTGGTCAATGAGCCGGTCGAAGAGTTCGAGCAAGCTGCGGCAGTCCATATCGACGGCGAGGCGGCGCAGACGCCTATACCGCTCTGGGCATAGGAGGTTGATGGTGCGCTCGAGTATCTGCTGGAGATTCTCGGTCTGCTGCCAGTCGCCCATGAATGGGTGCGACACGTGGACGGCGCGGACACCTTGCTTGCGGCCTTGCCCGTCGGCGAGGTAGTAGGTGGCTTCGCTGATGGCGGGAGACTGCGCAGGGTCGGCGAGGTTGAAGGCGTTCTGCCAGCCGTCCAGATGCTCGAAGATGGCCATTGCCTGTTCCATTTCGGGCGTGAGGTTGTGCTGGTCGTCCATATATCTGACGATACAATCGCACATCATCTGGAGCATCTGATATTCGTTGATGCCCCTTGCGGCGCAGATTTTCGCAATGCGCCGCTTGGTTTCGGGTCGCACTTTCGTGGCGATGACTTTGTATTTCTCATCTGTCATTTTTGTCGATGATTTTTGCATTTAACTTGTCTCTGAGTAACTTGACGGCTGGCAGTTCTGACAGCGGCGTAGTTGCTTGCTGCCCTGCTCTGTGGTTGATGATCCTCACCACCACGTCGCCGATGTCGGCTTTGTCGCCGTCTTCGGGTCGCCACCATTCTGTGACTGGCTTCGTATCGACGAACACGCGGTCGTAGCGAAGTTGCTCGGCCTTGAGCTTCCAGCGGTCGATGGCATCGCGGTCGGGGTAGAGCCGGATGTGTCGGCCTTGTGCGATGATGGGTTTTAGTTTCTCGCGGTTCAGACTTTCGAGTCCGCCGCACGCCATCCACACCTGCTTGCACGTGTTGCCGTAGGCGGTAGCCATCAGCAGTGCGGTTTTCTCACTCTCGACGATGCCAACTTCTTGCTTCACGTTTGGCGCGAAGTAGCGGTCGAGCAGGTGTAGCCCGAAGAGGCACGGCTTCGCGTCGGTGTGTTCGGGCGAGTATTGGGTGTGCTGCGAGCGGTAGAGTGCCGCGTGAATCCAGTCGAAGCCGTAGCGGGCTTCGCGGTCGCGGTGGCCGTCGGCCTTGTATAGCATCATCTTTCCGGTGCGCACGCGCTGCGCGTCGTCGATCTGCCAGAACATCGCCATGCCGTTGCGGGCGTGCCCTACATGATAGGCTTCCAGCACTTCGTCGAGCCGGCGGCGTTGCACGCTGTCCCAATGGATGCTGCGCAGCCACTTCACGAGGTTGTTGGCCTCGCGGTTGCGCTCGCTGTATGTCACCATCTCCATCGGCAGCAGCAGAGTCGGCAGCGGTGGCAGTTGCTGGCGTGGCACTGAGGGTTTCACCTCGAAGCCGTCGCTGCCCTCCACTTCGATGCTGTACTTTTTGCCGAGCCACCTGATAGCATCGGCAAACGACAGCCGCTCGTGTTGCATGATGAAGTCGATTGGGCCGCCCTGCCAGCCGCACGAGAAGCACTTGGCGAAATTCTTGCGTGCTGAAATTTTGAACGAACCGAGGTGTCTATCTTCGTGGAACGGACACTTGCACTCGTATTCCGTGCCAGCCTTTCGCAACTCGTAGAAGTCGCCGATGACATCCACGATGTTTGCTGCGTCTTTAATCTTCGATATGGTCAGTTCGTCAATCATAGTCGTTTCGGTTTTTGATGATAATTGAAAAAGTTGTCCCTATAAGCAAGAACGCGCACGCGCGTCGCCCGTGTGCCTGCGCACGCCGTGCCCGCCCACCCCTTATAGGGGTGGGGCGGGGCACGGGAACGTGCCGGGCTCAGCGGCAAAAATTCCGCTAATATGGTACTTCATCCGATGTGTTGCGGCTGAATGGCAAGTCTTCGCTTACATCATTGGGTGCTGACTTGTTGAGTCCAACATAGAAGTATTTTTTTGCATCATTTCGGTAGATGATTCCAGCCTCGATTCCCGAATTGATGATGTCGTCAATTTTTCTGTTTGACGTGATGCCCTTCGAGTGTGCGTAGTTGCGGATGTCCTTTAACATCGCACCGCTTCGCGTCCATCGGTAGCCTGACAGGAATATGTCTATCCGTTGTGCTTCCGCGTCTTGGATGTTGGCAACTCCAAGCAGTTTCGGAATACCGAGGCCACCTGCGTCGTCGGTGATTTCAAATTGCCAGTCTTCAACATCCTTGCCGCGTGCGTCTTGCTGCTTGACGGTGAAGGTCACTGCGCCTGTCACCGCATCTTTTTTCTTCGAGCTGATGAAGGTGTCTGACACCTTGTTGCCGAGTTCTGTACCAAGGTGGCCTCGCATTTTACTCTGCATTTTACTCTCGTCGTCGTTGCTCGGTCGTGGGTTGTAGTGTAGCACGTTCCATATACAGATATTCTGCTGACTGGCGATGCTCATCATCTCGCCCACGATGGCGGCTGATTCTGCGTTGTCGTTGAAATCGTCCACAAGGTCACGCAGACCGTCAATGAATACGATGTCGGGCTTGACCTGCTCGATGGCGTTCTTGATGAGTCGCCATCGTTCTTTGTTCGATGTTTGTTTTTCCGTCTTGGGAACTTCGCGAAGCCACAGCACGGCAAACCGCTCTTGTGGTTGCCGAAGGTCCCAGCCGGCCAGCCAGTGGACTCTGCGCAACACCTTCGCTGTGTTGAGCTGTTCCATTTCCGTGTCGCAGTAGAGCACACGCGGCTCGTGGCCGAGATATTCGACGGTTGATTTTCGCGTCTGAAGGTCGCCGAGATATTGCCTTACCCTGGGCGAATCGCCTCCGAGTGCCGCCGCCATCAGTTGCGCCAATACAAATGTCTTTCCGTTTTTCTTTTGTCCGCTGATGGCCTGAATGCCACCGAGCGGCGAAAATCCAACGCCCTTGAACTCGAACATAAAGCGCGGTTCAGGATAGTCTATCGATGGGTCGAGCCAATATTTTCGAAGCTCTTCGATTGTCGCTTCCTCCGCCGTCGCCAACGGCGGCAATTCATTCCTTGTTTCTTCCATAGTTCCCTTCGTTTATTTTCTTCATCCAAATCGCGTCCGTCTCAAAATAGAATCGAACACCCATATATCGGTGGTCGGTGTTGATGCGACCTGTCTTCCGATTGGTGTTCCGCCCTTGGTTCAACCGACAGCAGCGTCCCACATTCTCGCGGGTGCCTCCCACCCAATCGGCGGTGGCCTTCAGGTAACGGAAGCACCGCCATTTCCCGTCGTCGGTGACGGCGATGACTTGCTTTTTCGGGCGACCAGCATTGGGATGGCCATTCGGTCGATAAAGGTCGAGGTTCTTCCAACCCCTCGCGCAGCGTTTCTGCTTGCGCTTCGACAGGTATTCCGACCATTTCCGACCCTTGTTCGCCGGAACGTGCCCGGGCAGAAACCGCCCCGTCGCAGGGCTTCGCGTCGGTCTTGGAGGTAGTATGTATAATTCCTATTACTTTACGTTGTTAATGTACGAGCGGATAAACATTTGCAAGACTTCGTTTTTATTTGTCTTGTTCGCTTTCACGACAGCCGAGAACCGCTCGTATTCCTCTTTCGTTATTTTGGTCGATACCGTAACGTGCTGCCCTTTTTGTGCCGTCCATACTCTTGTGCATGTCGGTCGTTTGCGTCCACTTGTCATTCGTTCAATTCGTTTAATTCGTGTAATTCCATAAATCTCGCATTTTTTTGAAGCGCGGCGGCGACGTGTGGAAGCCCTGCGCGGCGGAAAATCAATCAAAACCGCCGAACAGCCGCCGCCGCTCGCGCTCCAGGCGGTCGCGATGCCACTGCAATATCCTTTCGCGGTTCGCCCAATAGTAGGCTCGCTGCTTCTCCAGCCGCTCTTCGCGGTGTCGCAGGTATCGCTCGTGGTCGCGCTGCCGTTTTCGTTCACTCTGAGGCTTGTTCATTGCTTAAAATGGCAAATCATCCTCTTTTTCTGCGCCCTGTGCGCTTTTCTCACTCTCGGTCGGCTGCTTACCCGTCGGCGCGGCTTGCGTCGATTGTGGCGCGGCCTCCCGCAACTGCCTGACCTTCTCCAGCTTATACAGGCGCGGCTCGTTGTAGTAGCGGCCCTGATACTCCCTTACGTGGCAGCCGAAGCCAATCACCACCTCGTCGCCCTCGCGTAGGTCGTATCGCTCAATGCCCTCGTTCATCACCGAGAGCACCACCTTGTCGCTCCAGCGGTCCGTTTCATGCTCAAAATACTCAAAAACGAAGTCCTGGCGGCTCCAGGCCTTGCCGCTCTGACTGGTGCCGCTCTGCACAGGCAGCACCTTCATAATCCTTCCAATAAATTCCATAAATGTAAATTTTTAATTGTTAATTGTAAATTGTAAATGGTCAAAATGCGGGCAATCAACACACGAAGGGAAGAAGTACCCACATTCCAACGGGCACGAATCCTCCCTCTGCTCCAAGTCGCAATGATTTCTATTTTTCATCATTAAAAGTCAAAAAAAACGGAAGCCAACCGCGTCGGGTGCCTAATGTGTGGTTAATCTCTCGGCACCGCAGTGTAGCTTCCGTGCGCAGGGCTGGCGGCGGCAGCCGTGCAACAAAATTAACGTTTCATTTTCAAACTGCCCCATTGTTTTTCGCATCGCGGGAAACGATGCTACCACCGCCGCCAAGCCCGTTTTTTGCGTTCTAAGCGTTTTTCTATCAGTCGAACAGATAACCCGCCACGCCAATCAAAACAATCAAACACAGCGGCAGCAAAACGCCATACAGCCAAAATTCCTTCTTGGTGAAGCCCTCAGTCCGAAGGTCATTCTCCATAATCTCAATAAATTTCTTCATAATTCTGATTATTTTAGGTTGATAAATTTTCGGTGAAAAAACAGCACAACCTCACGGCCACGCTGTTTCGTGAAAAATATTAACTTAGCATTCACTATTATTCGCGTATCACCCTCAAGCCTCGGTCTCTAATTTCGCACAGATGTTCACTTCCGTTTGATAATAGATAGCAAATGCCCTGTGGGATTTGCACCCACCCGATGCGCCTTTTCGCACCGTATATAGGTTCATACTCGAATAACTCCGCCGCTGCGGATTTTTTTTACTTCAATTTTGTTTTCAGGTTTCCACTCTGCGTTCTCCCTGCGGGCTTGTGACCGCCATTGGCCGCATTACAACTATATCACGCTGCTGTTCCGGCTCCCCACCTTCCCACGGGTAGGTCATCGCCTGCAAATTGCTTACGCGCTACTCCTTGACCATCTGCTATCCACACGTGCGCTTTCCGCCTCCGTGTCGCTTACTGGCTGACTCCCGCCGCTTCCGCCAAGGCTGCCACCGCCCCGCTGTCGTGCAATGTCGAACATCGCACCTCCGGCTTGCGCACTGTCTTTCTCCTCCTTGCGCGTAGAGGGTTCCGCGTTTTCAGCCCGCGTCGGCGTATTCCTGTGCCTCGGGGCGGAATCGAACCGCCGCTCACCTGCCGTTTACTCGCTGATTGCTCCGTCTGTCATCGCCTTGCCATCGATGGGCGTGGCGACCGCACTTTTGTCAGCTTTCCGAGGCCCATTGTTAATTGTTAATTGTCAATTCCCGCAGCTTCCCCTCGCTCATCATCCGGCGAATCCTCCGCAACGGGTAGCACCAGCGCGTCCTGTGCTCGTTGCCATCCGAATCCGTCACCCGCACACACTCGCGGGGCAAACTCCTTCCGTACAGCTTCAGGAACTGCGGTGTGAAGCAGCCGATTTCTCGGCACAGCACCTCACCCGTCACCCATCGCTCCGAGTACATCTCCTGCGCCTCCATCGTAGCCCTCGCCACCGTCGCGGCAATGGCATCGCGTGTCATCTTATCCAAAGTCATAGCGAAAGAAACTTGTTGATGAAATACTGCTGACCTTTGCCCGTCACTTTTGGCGTAATCGTCGTCACCATCTGCCCATTCTGCGAATGCACGTTTTTCTTCAACTCGAAAAGCCCCATTTCCAAGTATTTCTGACAAGGAATATTGTAAAACTCGCCAACCGTCCCAA